GATTAAGAACGAGAAGGATGCAAGGTGGTTAGCCATACACGGAGCCAACACTTTTGGTAACGACAAGGTATCACTTGATGAGCGCGTGAAGTGGGCTTATGACTTTGGCAAGATAGCAATAGACATTGCACAAAATCCTACCGAACACCTACTGTGGACAGAGGCAGCTACCCCTTGGCAGTTCTTGGCATGGTGCTTTGAGTGGCGTAACTACATGGTCAACAAGAAGATAGATAGCTTCTTGCCTGTGAACATGGATGCCACCAACAATGGATTGCAGATACTTTCAATGCTCACCCGTGATGAATATGGGATGCAAGCAACCAATGTTCTACCAACTGATACACCTGCCGACATCTACCGAGTAGTGTCCGACAAGGTAGTTGAACAACTCAAGATAGATTTACAACAAGGCGTTGCGTTCAGTCAGCAGTGGTTAGACTTTGGGTTAGACCGCAAGACAACCAAGCGTCCCGTGATGTGTTACAGCTATGGTCTTACACCATATTCTAATCGTGCCTACATCAATGAGTGGTATGATGATACGATTCACAAAGACAAAACCAAACCACGCTTTGACGAAGGCATAAAGTATAAAGCCATTCACTACCTATCTACACTTGTATGGGATGGTATTGAGTCAGTCCTTGAGAGACCCAAGCAATGTATGCAGTGGTTTCAAGAATGTTCTAGACTTATCTCAGAGCAACAGCGAGCGATGAGTTGGATAAGTCCGAGTGGTTTCCCAGTGCATCAAGAGTATCACAAGTTACACGAGAAAAAGATAAGCACTTGGATTGGTGGCACTGCTACACACGTAACCTTCTATGATACCAAGGATGAAATCTCCTCAAGGAAACAATCCAATGGTGTCAGTCCTAACTTTGTCCATGCACTAGATGGCGCAGCGTTACACAAGACAGTCATTCGGTGTAACCAACAAGAAGACATCTATGATTTCAGTATGGTTCATGACAGCTACGGCACACACTCAACGAACTGTGACAAGATGAGTAAGGTTATACGAAATGTCTTCTATGAGATGTTTAGTGTTGACCTTCTCCAAGATTGGAAACATCAACTAGAAGAACACAACACCGACATTACATTCCCAGAACCGCCAGCCTATGGGAACGCTGACCTCACACAACTCAAGGACAGCGAATACTTTTTCAGCTAATGCAATTAATTCTAATAATCAGAAAGGAACGCAAATAATATTATGGCAAATACAATAACAACACCACAGGGTAAAGCAGTTTACCCACGTATCGATACACCAGACACAAAGTTCAACGAAGACGGCTTGTATTCTTGCAAGCTTCACGTAAGTGAGGATGACTTCAGAGCCTTTGAGTTGGGCATCGATAAATTATATGACGCAGCGTATGACGCTGAGTGCAAAGCTCATGGTAAGAAGCTGAAGAAATCGGCAAACAAACCAGTAAGGATTACTCCTGATGGGGACTATGAGATTTATGCCAAGCAGGTAGCTCAACGGCAGACTAAAACAAGAGGACTCATTGAGTTCAATGTTGTCTGCTTTGATAGCCAAGGAAGTAAAATCGCCACACCAAAAGTAGGTAGTGGTTCTGAACTAAAACTTGCTGTTGAGCCAAACTTCTGGTTCATCCCAAGTCAAGGGTTTGGATACACACTACGTCTCAAGGCAGTTCAAATTATTGAATTGATTGAGTATGGAGGTGGGTCTTCCGACAGCTACGGTTTCGGTAAAAGTGATGGGGGATATACAGGTGAGTCCTTCAATGAAACATTTACGGAAACGAATGAGACATCCTCGGAAACAGCGCCGTTCTAAATCTCCCTACCGTTCAGGTTTCGAGGAGAGAGTAGCTAGCGCACTTAAAGATGCGAAGGTTGCTTTCTCCTACGAAACTCTGAGGTTGGAGTATTACAGAACGAGCCACTACAAACCTGATTTTATTTTACCTAACGGAGTTATTCTTGAAGTTAAAGGTTATTTTCTACCCAGCGATAGGACTAAACACAAGCTCGTTAAAGAGTGCCATCCAGAGTTGGACATCAGGTTTGTATTTCAAAACGCATACAACACTCTTAGTAAAAAGAGTAAAACAACATACGCACAATGGTGTGACACTCATGGGTTTCTGTGGTGTCACAAAGAAATACCAAACACATGGATGATTTAACAGCACTAAAAACACACCAACCTTGCCCAGACTGTGGCAGCAGTGACGCACTTACATTAAACACCAACGGAACAACTAAATGTTATTCGTGTGGTGACTTCACTACCACCAATGACACAGTTGTTGGAGAGGTAGCAGACAATTTCGTTAAGGGTAAAATCATGCCACTTCCCAAGAGGGGTATTCATGAAGAGACCTGTAAGAAATACAACTATAGAATAGGAGAGGTTAATGGACAGACCGTCCACATCGCCAACTATTGTGACTTAAATAAAAAAGTCGTTGCCCAAAAATATCGTTACGCTGATAAGACATTTAAGTGTAACGGTTCTCCTACTCACTTCTTCGGACAGCACCTATTCCCCAATGGTGGTAAACGATTAGTAGTCACCGAGGGTGAGATAGATTGTCTTACAGTTAGTCAGGTTCAGAATAACACTTGGGAAGTGGTTTCTCTTAGCTCTGGGGTGCAGAGTGCAAAGTCATTGTTCAAACGTCAGCTTGAATGGTTGAATAAGTTTGAAGAGATTGTGCTTATGTTTGACTCCGATGAGGTTGGCAAGCAAGGCATGGAAGATGTAGCTCACATCATACCAGCAGGTAAGTGTAAGATTGCTAACCTACCCATGAAGGATGCTAACGAATTGTTGTTAGCCGAGCAGCCCAAAGAAATACTCAAGGCTATATGGAACGCCAAGGTGTGGGGACTAGATGCAATCGTAGGTGGCAATGAGTTATACGAAAGACTTACATCACCTAAGAACTTTGAGTCTATCCCCTATCCATTTGAGGGATTGAACAAGGTCACTCGCGGTATCCGCACTGGAGAGATAATTACTTTCTGTGCTGGTAGTGGCATAGGTAAGTCACAGATATGTAAAGAGGTAGCTTACAATATACTAACCACCACCAATAAGAAGATTGGATACATCGCACTTGAAGAAAGTGTTGAGAGAACTGGTAATGGTATCATTGGTTTACATCTCAATAAATTACTACACCTAGATAACTTCGATGCTAATGAGGAATACAAAGCAGCATACGAGGCTACCGTGGGTAATGGTAGATTCTTTTTATATGACCACTGGGGTTCTCTGGAAGGAGACAAGCTTGTTGGTCACATAAGATACATGGCTAAGTCATTAGATGTTGAGTACATAGTTCTCGACCACATCTCAATCGTTATATCAGGTAGCTCTGAAGGTGACGAACGTCGGATGATAGACAACCTAATGACAAAGCTGCGTGCCTTGGTCGAAGAGTGCAAGATGGGTGTCATACTTGTCAGTCACTTGAAGCGACCAGAAGGTAGAGGACATGAAGATGGTGCAACGACATCCGTAGCACAACTCCGTGGGTCGGCAGGTATCGCACAACTAAGCGATATGGTTATTGGTTTAGAACGAAATCAACAAGACGCAGAGAGTAAACATCTCACATCAGTAAGAGTCCTGAAGAATAGATTCAGTGGTGATACTGGTGTTGCTTGCAACTTACGGTGGCAAGTAGAGACAGGACGATTGACGGAGGAAAAATTAACAGAGGGAGACACAGGTGAAAATTATTTTTAAATTATGGAATATTGTTCAAACTTTAGATACGACCTCAAGGTGGGGCAAGTTGCTGAGAAGCAAGTGGCTGACCTTTTACAAGGCAAGAAAGTCGAAGTCAAACGCGACCTTAAAGCAAAAACTACTGGCAACTTATATATCGAATATGAATCACGGGGGAAGCCGTCTGGTATCTCTCGCTCCGAAGCAGACTACTGGTGCTTTGTTTTCGAGAATCTTTTCATCTTTATTGAGACTAACAAACTCAAGGAGATGATTGAACCAATGAAGGGCAGCACTATGGATAAACGAGGTGGAGACAAGAACTCCAGCAAGGGTATCCTCTTACCACTAGAACGATTAACAGAACTTAAAAACAATGGAGAGCTTAGTTGACGAGGCGATACGATTTGATGGTTGCGATGATGCAATCATTGGTCACGATAATAGAGGGTACTTAGTCTATTCGTATGCAAAACTTATCAAGGTGTTTATGTCGCAAGGCATGACAGATGAGGAAGCAGTAGAATGGATTGATTACAATGTCGCAGGTATAATGCCACAGAACTACACAATAACATATGAACACACTTACATTTGATATAGAGACAAACGGAATTAAAAACTGGGCAACACTTAGTGACCTAGACACACTACATTGTTTATCCATCTACGAGTCATACACTCAAGAGATGAGTAGTTACAGCACAGTAGCAGGTAACATTGAAGAAGGACTTGAGAAGTTAAAGAACGCTGAGACTATTGTAGGACACAACGTCATAGGCTTTGATGTCCCTGCCCTACGGAAGTTATATGGGTTCACTCACGACAATGTGATAGACACCTTGGTGTTAGCTCGGTGCATCTTCCCAGATGTACGCAATGATGACTTCAAGCGCACAGACTTTGACACGAAACTAATAGGCTCACACTCACTCAAGGCTTGGGGAACTCGACTAGGTATCCTCAAGGATAACTATGGTGAGACAGCGGACTGGTCACAGTGGACACAAGAGATGCAAGATTACTGTGAGCAAGATGTTCGTGTGACTTCTGCTTTGTATCTGTGGTTAAAAGCCAGACATCCATCGGAACAAATGATAGAGCTTGAACATAAGTTCGCTACCCAAATGCGTCTCCAAGAATACAACGGCTTTCCTTTTGATAATAAAAAAGCGGTTGAGCTTATGGAGAGACTGATGCTTGAGAGGTGTGAAATAGAGTCCGACCTACAAAAAGCTTTTCCTCCTATCGTTGAAGAAACAAAAAGTTTCCAATGGGAGAATCGAAACGGTGATGTCTTTCCTACAAAGAAAGCTATGCTAGAGGTGGGCTACAAAGCTAACGATTGTATTAAGGGTGACCGCAAAACTAAATCTATTCCATTCAACCCCAACAGCCGTGACCAAATATCTGCTAGGTTAATGGAACAAGGATGGAAGCCTGCTGCCTTTGATGGTAAACGCCCTGCGATAAACGAAGGTGTTCTAAAGGAGATTAACACTGCGGAGTCTCTCAAGCTATTACAGTTCTTGACCATCTCCAAAAGACTTGGACAACTCATGGAGGGTAACCAAGCTTGGATTAAGTTAGAGCGTGATGGCAAGATACATGGAGGCATCAATACTAATGGTGCTATCAGTGGTCGATGCACTCATCAAAATCCTAACGTAGCTCAAGTGCCGTCTGTTCGTAGTCCCTATGGTGGTGAGTGTAGAGAACTATTCACTGCACCAGAGGGTAAAGTATTAGTAGGATGTGATGCTAGTGGATTAGAACTACGATGCCTTGCCCACTATCTATACC